CGACTGAGAAGAAGTTGGTGAAATCTCCTGTAAAAGTATCCCCATAAACGCAGCCAGAAAAATTCATTTGATTAGCAGCAGGCTGATTTACAGTGAAAACCATGCGCCACTGACCAGTCGCATAATTGATAAAATTTTGTGCCGCAGGGTTTAATGTAGAACCTGAAAGCAAGCCAGCGCCATTGTCAGTAATTGTATCTAATAAAGTCGCAGTTGGGCTAGAGCTGTTGAAGATTTTGAACTCAACTTCCCCAGGCACAAGTGATGTAGATGAAGAGCCAGTAAAAGGGCCTGTTGTATTGTTAAAACCAGTAGCAATATTTAGAGCCTGTATTTCATGGGGGATTTCAGAAATTCCATAATCAGATTGCTGAGCAATCGCCATACTGGAAAGTAGCGTTACAACTTTTCCAACACGCTTTGTATCAAATATCAACACATCTTGTGAGCTGGTAGAACTAATAAATGGTTTTATACCCATTATAGGCTCTAAAGAACCTGGAGCAGAGTCATAAGTCAAGATAACGGTGTTATATTGCGTTCCCCCGACAGTCAAATTTGCAGGCGCAGCGGCTCCAAAAGTGACGCTAACAACTCCTGTCGTATAGTTGACTGTACCAGTTCCTCCATTGGATCCTGTTAAGGAGCCTGTTCCATTATCAGTGAAAGTTTCAACCTGGGTTGCTCCTGCATTAATAGTCGACTGCACAGTGATATTGTTTGTCGTCGGAACAGATATAGTCCCAGTAAAGGTTTTATTTGCCCCGTCAATCACTCCCGTCAAAGCCACTTCTGTGCGATAACTCATAGTTGCAAAATGAAGATATCCAGGAATCTTCTCTACTACACCTCGATATAAATGAGCATTCTTTAGGACCTGAAAAGCATCTCTGGGCAGCAACCATGGCTCAACAGCTTCATCAAACCCTGTTCGAAAATTAGAAATAGCAAATGGAGTATATTCCTTTGACATTAGTTACCTATAGCCGACCAATAAAAGCCTTTATAATTAGATGAATCTGAAAGTGCTCGCCAGTTGAAGGAGGCTTTGGCTGTTGCGTGCTGAACAGATATAGTAGCCCGCGAACTAGGAGTAGCTCCTGATGCAAAACAGGCAGTTGTAGTAACGAAGAAACAATTATTGGGAAATGTAAAAGGAAAGGTTTGAGTTCCAGAAGTTCCATTTAAAGAAGTCGTTACAAAACCCCACTGAAGATAAACGCCACCAGGTAAACAGGTATACCCCGAAGCCGCAACCGATGGATTACGTCCTGTCAAAGCAAATGAACCTAGAGAATTCTGATAAGCTAATATTGGATTCGAACTGCCATCTCGATCTGCATAAAGAACTCCTCGTCCAGCACCAAGCCCAGGCGCTCCAGTGAAATCACTAAACGTAACCCATTGGTGATAGCCGTTTTTAGTGTCTGTGCTATCTCCGCTAGAGTAATGATCAACCTGGGCCCACGTTTGCAAATAGTTGAAATTAGCATTAATGATAGGCTGACTAGCAGCAACTGTTTGGTTCGGCTGCGGGACATTTGATGTGTAAAGAACCATTTTCTACTCCTAAAATGCTGGGACTGAACGTTGATATAAATACATTTCATAAGTGTCTTGCATACAAACGTCTTTATAACGGTTGTATTGAGTCATTATCTGGTCGTACTGATCCATTTGGTTGAAATCCGCAAAGATCTCTAAAGAGGCTCCATAAGCAATCAATGGGCCTAGATCGGAACGGAAAGGAACATCTGTGGTGTTAGTTAAGGAAGGAGGAATCTGTATCCCCTGCATCTTTATGAGGTAGACATCATCCGGTACAGGTCGCAGCACAAAATACTTCTGGTCATTCCTGGCTGATTGAGTAGCACTATCTAAAGGCGCACTCTTAAAGTAAAGAATCGACTGAGGCCTATTAGCCATGTAAGTTTGCGATGTTGCGGAAATGTTCGCATTAGCAGATGGTGCTACCGAAAATGTAATAGACACCGCGCCAGTAGTATAATCAATAGCGCCAGTAGCAGGTGAAAGAAATCCCCCGGCCCCGTCATCCTGGGCCACCTGACTCCCGTCGGTGACATATAAACTCCCTGGTAGTATTGGATAGGCAGAGACATTAAAACTGAAGCTAGTAGTTGTTCCATCACCTGTAGCAATTGCCGCTTTGTTGTCTTGTTCTGGCCAATCTTGGTAAAATAAATCGGGTGACGTATACCATTCGATTGGGTAGCCATCACACCAAACTTGAGGATTTAACGTTTGGAATGAAGTTGTAGGGCCGACATATTGATCTACGTTTGGCTCGGTAAAGAATTGATAATACGTATAGCCCCAAGAGATTTTCAGCTCTTTGAGCAACACGTATTGGTAAAACTTGTTGATATAGTCGTCCAATGTCGTGTTAGACATCATACCAGTAGAAGGACGACCTGTTGTAGATCGTACTTTTGATCTAATATCAGCAAGTGTCCATTCAGCCATTACGCCCTCTCACAAACAAAGTGTGTTTTAAATCCAGCGACATATACTTCTGGGATTCCATCGTTATTCCTGCGGTACTTTTCAATATTTTCGCGGCAGCTTTCTAGATTGCGGATTACTTCATAAGGCAAATTGTATTCATGACCGTCTATTAGCTTATACATCTTGAAAGGATGAGTTTTGCTGGCATAGTGAAATTCTAAAGGATGACCAGGATCTCTTTGGTTACGGAATATAATCTTTTCGTAATGTGGCATCTCGTTTGCTATAACCACTTCGTTTTCCTTAAGTTCCGCAGCTACTCTTTCAATTGACTCATCAGCAGGTCCAGATAAATGTTGCTCTTGCAGCTTCTCTACAGGAACTTTTTTTTCAGGTCTTTTTGTTACGATTGCCATTAATTGACTCCTATATTGTTATAGATATAATTCTACGAGGAAGAGTCGCCTCCTCCCCGTCGGTTAACAACCAAATTAATAAATTTAGTTGAATACAATCCTATTGGATGGTGACTACCAGCCAGTCGGCGTTTGCGTCCAAGCTTCCCAGTAGAAAACGTCAGCATTGTTACGGAACAAAGATGTTCCGAGAATAATACCAGACGATCCTGTGTCATATTGGTTTCCTGGAGGCGTACTACTAGAAGAAATCTTATTAGCAATACCGCCAGAAGTGTAAGTACCATATGCAGAAGAATCGACTGCGTTTCCGAAAAGATCCCTTAAGCTAAATGAGTTTGCATCAACCACCGTAATAAGATAACGGTTAGCATTTAGCTGAGTCATTCCTCTTACACCACTGATTGTCACAGTGTCTCCTGTAGAGAAACCATGAGCAGTAGCAGTAATCACGCAAGGATTAGCCTTTGTTGCTGCTGAAATAGTAGCTTGAGTAGCTGTCCAGGAAGCACCTGTGTTAAAGGTTGTAAATCCGTTGCTTGTAAGAATAGACGGAACTTGATATACGCCCGTTACATCAGCATCAGTAGATGTTGTCTTGATAAGAGCATAGCCAGCCGCCATTCCGTAATTGAATTCAGCTTCTGAAACAACTGTCGCAGTTGCATACCCTGTGTAGTTAACTAGCTTAAACTTGCTAGGAACAAACCCCAAAGTGATTGTCTGCGCAGCAGCAGTTGAGGGGGCTGTAAATGTACCAAATCTGTATTGTGACATGTTTTCCTCCTAGGATTATAGTCTTTGAGTTGACAACAGACGTGTGATCCAGTTGTCATTGAGGAGGCGAGTCGCAAATGGATACTTGTACCCTACAGAACCTCGTTGGTTTAATGGATCAGATGTTCCGCTAGAGCCTAATGGCTTCACGATAAACTCAGCTTCTTTAGAACCAAGCTTCACAACTCCATAAGCCTCTTGTCCAAGGATAATGCTGTTCCATACTGGTGTTGCAGCGCTGGAAGAGTATCCGTTAGTACTTAAGAGCCATCGAACGTTGTTGGTTGAACCCCACTCAGCTTCCAAAGCATCCGTTGGGTTTGGATAGTTAGCAGCTGACAAGAAGTCTGCGCAAGCCTCGAGATCGCTTTGGATTGTAACATCCATGAATCCCCAATATGAGCTACGCACAGGGCTTGTGTTGTAGCGGTTTTCCCCCACAATAGGCTTCGTCATCAAGCGAGCATTGCCCAAACGAAGAGCGCGCACTGCTGTTTTAATATCTGCTGTAGTGATTTCTGTTGGAGTTCCTCCGTTCACACCGTTTGAACAAGAGATCGAACTTGCTGTCGCGACCATCATGTTTCTGATCAACGTATCAATTGTTAAGCCCAATTGAAGTGAAAGAACACGTGTAGCTTCGTTAAGAACACGATCTTGCACAGTGAATTGAACTTGGTCTGTTAACACAACAAAGTTTCCGTACCACTTAATTTGTGTACTGAAATCTGTTACGGCTAACGCATCTCCTGGAGGAGTTGTACCATCTTGAATTGGCACAGTTGCAGCAGAAAGAGTCGCATACCGTCTAAAGATCATCTGATCGCCAGAATTGAGAGGTATAGTTCTCTTCTGAGCGAACATGTCGTAGATGTAGTAAGGGCGAGCTAATGTCAACAGGAGGCGGTCAAAATAGGTCCGCACTTCTGGTGGCACTTGTGTTGTAGTTGTAATTGGCATATATCAACCTTTCAGTTAGATACTCGCCAGATTCCTCGCTGCAATCTTCATAAAATCTTCGTCAGACATACTTGCGTAATAATCAGCAGCACTTAATTGCCCTTGACCACCAACGCTGGAAAGCGTTTGTGGTTTATGCGCATTAGCTATAGCTCTTTGTCCATTCATGTTGTTCTGAGGGACATTCGATACAGTTTGGGACGCTTTTGCATTAAGCTCCGCTAACAAGTAAGCTGCCTCGTATGGATTGCTCGCATTTTGGATCATCTCGGCAAATATCGGGTTTTTACTAGTTAATTGCGGGACGTGCTGAGTCACCATGTTGTTCCAGTCTTGGCGTTGAGTCTTCGTTTCGAGAGCAGTTAGAGCGTCTTTAATCTCATGTCTTAGAGATTGATTTTCTTGTCTGATCGCATCAAAAGCTTTTCTAACGTCGCGCGAATCATCCCAATCTAATGCCGAATAGACATCTTGCTGAGCTGCTTGCGCCGATTCTGGTTGACGAGAAGGAACCTTAGAGTAAGCTTCCGCTTGACCCTTCCAATACTCCCTCTCTTCTTTCATCTTGGCAACTTCCTCACGTAATGCCCGAAAATTCATTTGTTGTTCGGACAATTGCTCCTGACCGGCGACGTCTGGCATATTTGCGCCCGCATTTAAAGAGTCATCGACGACATGACCAGCTGTTACGTCTTGATATGAGTTGTATTGTTGTGGCGAAATCTCAGGAAACAACTCAGTCCCTGGGCTCGACATATCTAAATCTTCCATTATTGTTCCTCTTTGGTCTCGGCGGCAGACCTGTTGTTTTCGCCCGTCTTCAAAAAAAAATACTTGTCACTTTTGACAAAATTTTTTAGAGAAACTATGCCAATAAAATCGACCCCGACTTTTTGGCAGCTTGTTCTATAGTTGGGACAAAATCCTTACTACTACTCGACAACTCTATCTCACTGACAGGCACGTCGTATGGCAATGAAAGATCTGTTTCAACTGTTAGTTGTTTTTCTTCATGGCCCCACTTAAAAACCAAAACACCAACCATTGCGCGCGGTGGACGCTTTGCAATCACTTCCCATCCTGCAACAATCGTATTAGCGTTTTTAACGTGTGGTTTTGCTGCATACAACACCCAAAAATCGTGCTTTAATTGCTTAGAGTACAGTTCGGCGAGCTTCTGAGCATCCGTCCAGCAATCTTTTGCCATCGGTTCTCTTGTTTCTCCCATCTCTTGCATTCCAGAGTTACGCTTCTGTCCAATTAGTGTTGTTTGCATCAATGCTCCTTAATTAAGCCCAGTTATAATCTCTGAATTGGCCATGCGCTTTGTTGAAATCGCTCTCAACGGCACGCTTTCCTGCCATTCCATAAGCTTCATCCATGGCATCCATCTTCATTTCATAAACACCTGCTTGCCAATCTTTAGCTACAGTTTCAGGTGTTGTTTCACTTTGATGGCTAACCATTGGCTCACGCTGGTTAAATCTTTCCATGCTTTCAAATCCGCCTTGTCGGCCTGAAGGATTCTCTCTCATGATTTCTTCTCCTTGTTTGTTTTCAATTTCTCTTTAATGCTTTTTGGAGCGCTAACACGATCTGTTTTTTTGAGCTGACTCCGAGCCTGCTCTAGTGCATTTTTCTTTTTCATTTTATTTTCAGCTCTAAATGGTGTGTCTTTTTCTGAAAGTTCTCATATAGCCCATTGCTTAAATGCCAGTTAGTGGGCATATAGGCCGTGTTAATAGACCCACAAGAGTCAATTATTCCCTTCACTTCACGGTCACTCATGCACTCAATGTAGCGCTTAAGCTTTGTGACTGCTAAAATCAATTCGTTCTTTGTCATGACCCGTATCCTTGTCCTTCAGTTCCATATTCAGCACTAGGAAGCAGTGTATTTTGCGGCGTCCTTGGGTTTTCATAAACCGGACGACCAGGAGTCACTCCTTGCCAACTTTCCCAATACTCATGCTGCGCTCTTTCTGCGTTTAAAGCGCGCTGCAATTCCGTCGTTTCCGCGCCTCTATTGCTCTTTTCACGCGCAGTATAACCACCACGCATCATCTGTTTCTTAGCCCACTCCCCAGGCAAAGGATGAGACTTTGGGGGATAACTATCGTATTGACCTGGCTGAGGCTTTAGCGTATTCATTAAGGCTTCCCGCTAAATTGAATTCCATCCGTGTAATCAATCATTTGGCCTGCAATCATTTGGAATTTACGGCCACTCACCTTACAGCTCACTTCATTCTCTAAATACTCTCTAGAGTGGGGCTGCATTCCAACTACGTCTAATTGACTCGACCAACTTGGCTCAAGTTCCTCTCTCTGATACGCATCAAACGGACCGAACATAATTTCACCTCTTGTAATGATCTTGCAGTTCTTTTAAACATCTCTTTAGACAGCGACTGCTCATTCGCTATACATCCATCTTTCAACCGGCTGCCCTTTATAGTTCAATCCATCCCATCCCGTTCCCGTCCACCAACCAGGGATGATTTTTCTCCCTACGTCAAGATGGCATAGGGCATAGTGTTCTCTTTGACTCGGCTTCACTTGGCAAGCATCAAACCATATTTTTTTATCTTTCAGTTTCGCCATCTATAACTGCCGGTTGAGGAACTACTGTGTCTTTAGCTGCTAAGCGATTTTCTTCTTCAACATCTCGAATGATTTTAAGCAGAGACTGAGCATTTCTAAGGTCAATCTCTTGCATTTCTTTTGCTGCGCGTACGTCATTGAGCGTTGTACGGGATCTTTCTTCTTGAGCTGCTGCCAATCTCTCTTCGCTAAGGGCGGCGTCGTATTTGATTCTGCTAAGCCGCTCTTGACCCAAGGCAATGTCCCCAAAGGCTTTTGCTTGAAGCAGCTCGTTGACTTGCTTCTTGTCTTCGATCTCTTGCTGCTGGACAGCTTGAGCCACTTCCGACCTTTGCTTAAGTAGCTGCATGCCTTTCTTGCTGATTGGGTATGGCGAAAGCTCCCACATAAGCTCGTCTGGAACATCGACGCCGCCCATTTTCATTGTCCAAGCTTGCATAAAGGCTGACTGTTTTTGGTAATCGGTCATCGGCATTTCAGCAAAATCAATGTCGTACTCAAGGAAAGTTCCATTATAAAACTCCATGGTCGGAGGTTCCTTGATCAACCTCTCTACCTTTTCGGGGGTGAACTTTTGGATCATCTTGAGAACTTTCTTGTTCAGCAGATAATCAGCCTCTCTAAAGTTGTCCATGATAGGTCCAAGCTGCATGATCGCCATAGATTGCTTCATTTTGAAAAGCATCGCACTCATACGGTCAGTTTGATCGTTTCCTAACGCTCCTAGATCCACAAAATCTTTAATATCGGCATCAAATGATTCTTGTAACGCGAACAAGCTCTCAGGAATAGAAGGAGGGTCAATCTTCTCTGCATCGGAAATCTCAAAACCAGGGTTAAAGAAAATAACTTTGCCTTGACCACTCTGAAATAGCGCTTTCGGATTTGAAACAGCCCCAGACTTAGCTTTCCATCCGATGCCAATCTGAGAATCAACAATGTCAAGAAGCTTAGACTTGCGCATGTTGTACTCTTCCTGACTATCACGAAGCAATCTCTGAAGCCCTTGCCATTTCCATTGAGCTAAGTCATAAGAAGGGTCAAATACCGAAAAGTAAGGAACAAAAGGATATTCTCCAATCCCCCAAGGGTCTTCTCCACTGTACAGGAGTCTGTTTTCTACGATAACGTTGTACTCAACAGTCCGATAATACCCTTCAATTACAGCAAGATTTGGAAAGAACTTTTGAAGCGCATCTAATCGCCTCTTATCTCCTTTCCAAGGCTTCTGCTCTCCAGTAGTCTTGTCCACTAAGAGCCAGCCTTTCTTGTATCGTTTCTTCCAGTATTCGTTATAGGCTAATAGCTGCTGCAATCCCCATTGACGCGCATAAGGCTCATACGTGAATTTCTCATCACGATTGCCATATCCCATTGAGTCTATCTCTCTTTCGCAACCAGGTACTAAGGATTTGATAACGTCTTTGCTGAGGTATTTTCTACGCGCAATAAACGTACAATCTTCAAGATCTAAGCGAGTACAAAACGGATCCCAAATGACATCATTCCAATTGTCCAGGTGAAAATCGATACGACCATTTACATAGTCTTGCCTGTAATCTACCCAAGGAGAAACCCAAGAAACCCCTGATATTAGGCTGTTATGCTTTGCTTTGTTGATCGTCTTGTATCCCTTCGGCTGCATCTGAGTTTGAAGAAGATCTGTCAGTTGATCGGCAGTTTCTGGGTTCGAATTTTCACGAGGAACAACGACGCTTTGCATTTGATTCGCGCTCAAATAGCCGCTGACCATGTTGATAGTTTTTCTGGACTTATTGAATGTAAAAGAGTTACGCCTTTCCTCGTTCAGGTATTTTAATTGGTCAAGGCTCCATTGGTTGCCGAGATAAAACCCTGCGTCTCTATATTGCTCAGCAAATAGAGGATTCAGAATCATGTAGGCACGATTGTAGTCTTGAGTGAAATCGGAGACGATATCGTAATCTGTCGGCATCCCTTACCTGGACTAAAAATTGAAAAAATAACTTTACACCCGATTGCAGTAAAGTCTTTTTTTGAATTTTTATCAAGAGAATACTAATACCAAAAGTATGCTTTGACAAGTTTTTGAAATGTATATATTTTTAGATAAAAAAAAGCTCAACCTACCAGAGTTGAGCCTTAAGAAAGAAACCGCCTGGCAAGAAATCTAGAGTAGAAAACTGTACCAGCAGTATAATGGCGTTGAGAATATTAAAAAACCAACGCTTGTGTGACGTCATTATATGACACTCTATATTTTTTGCCACGCGAAAATACGCCTACGCAAAAATTATGGAGTTGAAATGGTCCGCTTTAGAACAATCAAACAAGAATTTACCTCTGTACCCAACGACGTTATCCAAGGATTTTACCTCTCGGCCAACGCCCTTGCCGTACTAGTTACCTGTCTATCCTACCCAAATGATTGGAAATATCGACCAGTCAGTATTTGGAAAAATCTAAAGCTCAGTCGCGATAAAACCTATGCCGCTTTTGACGAACTCGTTGAAAAAGGACATTGCATTCGCATTCGATCATTAAGAGGAAACCTTAGAGCTGAGGTTGACTATATCTTTTTCGATCAAATAATAACTTGTCAAGATTACATAAAAGAAAACGAAAAAGAGTTGAGCGCTAGCAATATACAGGTTGAACATAAGTGGAATTTCAAAAAATGTTTTCGACATCCTGAACCTTGGAATCCCGAGGGCGGGGAACCCGAGGGCCAGGAAGTATTAAATAAGATCGAACAAAGAAGATCTATAAAAGAATCGATTAGGCCAATTGTTCATAACTCCTCTCAGCCAAAAGACTCGCCACCAAGCGCTCCTCCTCCAACTCCACCTCCTCCCAAGAAGCCATCTCAAGATTCGACTAATTCGATTCCTTCTTATTCAGAAGGTTTTTCGATTGATTTTTCGAGTCCTGAACTATTGGAACTCATTGAGATGGAGCCAGAATATGCGCCCTTTTTCCGTCCAGAAATTGTGACCCGCTGGATAAAGAAATATAGCCCAAAAACTGTTCTAGAAACCGTAAAATTTTTCTTCCAAGTGAAGTCCAAGCAAGCAAAGCCTATACCAAAACCTGAAGCCTGGATGGAGGTGGCGTTAAAGAAAAAGTTTACTGAGGTAGACAAATCCACTAAGGAAAACAAAGAATTTGCTGAAAATCTTAAGAAAAAATACCGGCTACAAAGCCTGAAAATAAACAAGCGCTACTGCCAAGACACTGAGACTGGAAAAGATTATTATTACTATTTGCCTCCAGAGGTTTTTCAAAGAGCCCTACAGCAGCTAATAGAATAATTTTAACAAGGAACTACAAGCTTATGCTTTCCAGCCCCACAGACCCTTCATGCGATCGTAATCTGAGTCATTTACGCCTCGATCCGAGCGATGATTCTGCTCCGTTATCGCCATCATACGAAAGGCATCTGCTCCATGAGATGAATAGTCATGGTGCGGACGATCGCTATAGACACGATACTTTTCGTTGTATTGCTTGCGATAGTTTTCAAGGCATTTCAGTCCGTGCTCGCAACCTTTTTCATCGAACCAACATCGGGAAAGAGTCATCCTCACCGCTTCAATCCCCGATTCCAAGCTCAGTTTTGGCGCAACACGGAAGTTCAGACCCAAACGACGAGCTGTTTCGAGTCTTGTCGCACCAGTTGTTAACTCCCTCGCTTGAATATCATGCGGGGCAACGTGAAGATCATATACGCAGCCAGTCTCTCTGCGGTATTCGTCTAAAATGCGTGCATAATGCGTTAAACCTTCGCCTGAATTTTCATAATAATTGACAAGATGAATCTCTTTTCCAACAAACTGAGCAAACCAAATAGCCGTAGAATCGCCGACACCGAGGTCCCAATACGTTCTAACGGGTACTGCTGGATCATACGCAACTCTTGTGATCTGTCCTTTTTTGCGCAATTCGTCTATCTGGCGGCCATAATAGGAGCCTTCTTGACCTCGATTAAAGTTGCAATAAAACTCTTGCTGAATCATGTCTTCTGGCATCCCTTTGCGGCGCTCGGCTTCTACTTGCTCTTCAGTCAACACTCCGGTATCTCTAACGGTAAGGACTTGGAAGAACCAGTCAGACGGATTCTTACGGGCAATTTCGGCAAGCTCCCACCCATGGTTTTTACCTCGAGGCGTATAGATAAAAGCACACCATCCACCGTTGGCTGCCAGAATTGGTTTAACGAAATCATATGCCATAGGATCCATAAGAGACCACTCACTGAAAATGACTCCTCTTGGGTTGGTTCCCATGATAGCGTCGTAGCTATCGGCTCCTATAAGCTGTATCAAAGACAGACCTTTAGCTCCCTTGATCCATATCTTCATCTCAGTGTTATTCGGATTTCCATCAACAATTTGCTTAGGAATGTAGTCGAGCATTCGTTGGCCAGTGTTTGTCATACCATCCCAAACTACACGCTTAGCCTGAGCAAAGGAAGGAAGAAAATAGTAGTAAGTACCAGGCTCAAGATAGGCACGTTTAATCATATAATTCCACATAGTGGTGTCTTTACCGCCCCGTCTATGTACGACCCAACATGCGTTTCGGCAACCGTCGTCTAAGGCGTTTAAAATTTTCTCTTGGTATGGCCTGGGTGAATATCCATAGGGAAGCGTTAATTTGCCCACGATTTCTCCTTAACTTTTTATTCTTCTGATGAAAAAATTAAAAAAAATACTTTACATAATAGATAAAAAAAAGAGATTTGCTCGGGCTAAATTTTCTTACGTCGATGAACCCGAGCTTTTAATTTATCTCCCCAGCCTATCGTACGCACTCCAGAGATCCTCCCCCACCCCTCCCGAAGAATAAGCCAGAAACAAAACACAGAGTCTATTGAGAAGTGTAGCGATAACAGGCTACATACACCGGATAGTTCCTAACCAGTGTCACTATCAAGCGAACAAAAACTAAATCGCCATGTATTTGTAGGAGGCGTTCTTGTGGTGTTTCACTTACATAGAACTTATCTGGATAAAGTTTTCCAAATTCTTTCAGCGCATCAAATACATTCATTGTGGGTCTTTCTAAATAAAAGTCCTTAAAATCCTGTAGAGCATCTACTTTTTCTAAAATATCCAAGGAAATTTTAATTTGAGTTTCTATAATAGATTTTGTCAAAAATGATGCTGCAGATTTTCTCACTGCTTGATTAGAGGATGCATATTCTATAGATTTTTCTATGCAATCTCTTAATTCAGTGAACCTATTCTTCTCTTTTCTCATCATTTTTACTCTCTATCTCATCCATGCAGCGGATTTTGTGTCCTTTCTCAATCTGCCTAAAATATTCACAAACCTTTCCTTCTTTAGGAGGAATTGTAAAAAACATCTGTATTGTGTCAGGAATTGCCCTGTATCTATAGCAATCCTTCTTCATGGAGCAATCTCCCCCTACGCACATAGAAATGTCAGGCACAACCATTTTTCCTTTTGATAATTGCAACAATAGCTATCCATTCTTACCTGCTTGCAATTCCATTCTCTTCCAAAGATCTTTGAAGTGAATTTTGATATTACACAATCTTCCCGCATGAGTTTCAGCTATGCGAGAGACAAGATATACAGTACGAATCAGACGCACGTTCCGCTCGTTTTCTTCTCCTACAGCGTCAGAAACCCAATCAGCCTCATTTTCGACATCATAAAGCTCAAAAAGAGGTATAATATCTCGCAAAAATGCTGTTAGCTGATCACAATCCCAATACTCTAGAAATTCGTTGATTTCTTGCTCGAGGTGCTTTTTCCTGGCCACTACTCAACAACTCCTAAGATATCTCGTTCTGTAACCAGCAAATGTTCTTCATCTGTTTTGTTAATCTTGGAACCAGCATAAGGAACTATTAGCAGTGTTTCTCCAGGCTCAACTTCAAGTTCAACTCCCCCGCCTTTATTGACCAAGACAACTTCAAAAGGCTCATCTTTAATCGTAACATTTAGGATTAAACTACTTTTCTTCTCTTGTGGTTTAATCTTCACAAGTAGATTGCGTCCGAGTGCTCTTAACATATTCCCTGACTTTTCTTTTTAAGTGTTTCGATAAGGCTCGTTCTTTGTTCTTCTTTAACCTTTTTACTATCAGATGATTTTAGCTTGCTTAAAGAGGGCTTTTTACCATTTGGAACGACGCTATTTTGGTTATATGCCGGTTTATAGATTGGCCCTTTTAACCGATTTTCGAGGGCTTCTACGCTT